AGGCGGTGATCAGATCCTGTCTCACTGACGCAGGGCTGACCATCCGCGCTACGGCGAAAGATCGCCGCGCCCACTTCCTCCCCGAGGTCCGGCGTCTCTATGACGAACAGCGGTCCGTCAAGGCCATGGCCGCAGATCTCCGCATCGGGCGCAACGTCGTCATGTCCTGTCTGGCTGACCTCGGAATGCTCAGCCGCTCGCGCCACGAGGCTGCCCTTATCCGGATGCAGGGCGCGGATGAGCGCGGACGGGTGGTCCGCAACGCGCACCTCTCCATGGGCTACGGGAACCATGAGATGGCCAAGCTCCTCCAACTGCTCGGCATAAAGACCGAGCGCGAGCGGCCGGTGGGGCCCATGAACGTCGACATAGCGATAGGGGACTTCATCGCCGTAGAAGTCCACCACCAGTCGGCCAACCCGTTTGGGCATGCCAGCAGCAACCGACACCGCTGTGAGAGCCTCCTGCGCCGTGGGATGGCCGTCTGCTACGTCTGGACTGGTTCTTGCCACGGACCGCACCTCGGCGGTGCAGAGCACGTCGTCGCCTGGCTGCAGGGAGCCGATGGCGAGCCACCCAAGCCGGGTGAGTACCGGATGATCCGGGGTTGCGGCGAGTTCCTGGCCTCCGGCCGTGACCACGTAGACGAGATCACCCTGCCACCTGGACTCCATCGCCGCTGTCTGGAGTCCTGACACAGGCACCCAGGGCGCCACGCAGTTCGCCGCCATAGCGTCGGAAAGGTCCGGATCGCCCGGGTAGGCGGCACTCTCGCCGCCGACGTCGAAGTAGACATCGACGCCGACTGTGACACCATCAATCGCGGCGTGCTCTGGACGGACAACGTCGTCCTCCATCGTGTTCCAGGTCTTCGTCCCGCCAACGTACTGGCCGTCGATGGATGTCGAGTCACCGAGGACGACGGCCTGGCTGACGGCGTTCGAGTACTGGCCGATGAGGCGCGAGATGAGAATGCCCTGGCCGTCGGCGCCGGCGAAGATCCCTTCGAGCGAGCTCGCGAGAGCGGCCGAGTCCGTGGCGGTGGAGACGGCCGTCGCTATCTCGACGCCGATCGAGTCGCCGATCGAGTCCGCAGCAGAGAGGACCGAGTCGACGACCGTGCCCAAGATGCCCTGGATGCCGGCGAGGATGGCGGCGGCACCGAACCCAGCGAGAGCGGCCGGCACGGCGGCGAGCACCTTGGCCTGGATCTCGGCGAGGATGCGCTGAGCCACAGGGAGCACCGTCGCTCGGACTCGCTCGTCCCAGGTCTGTGTGTCCCAGGGATCGGGACCGGGCGTGCCGGGATGGGGCGGCGGGAGCGAAGCCTTGTGCTCGTCCACCGCCTTGCGGAAGGCGGCGAGGAGCGATGCTTCGAGGCGCTCGACGTCCTTCGGGTCTATGAGCGGCGCGCTCACGACTGGCCGGCGGTCAGCTCCGGCTGGCCAGTCGACCAGCGGTTCGAGGAACGGATCCAGCCGACCTCCTCGACGTGCTGGGCGAAGTAGGCGACGTCGACCACGAAGTCGGGATCGAAGAGGCGGCGCTTGGCCATCTCCTGCGCCGTCGCTGTGACCCGCTGAGCGAGCGTCCCCGGCGAAGCCGAGCCGTGCTCGCGTGCCCAGGCCGCCACGTTGCGAGCGAGAGCGGCGAACTCCCCGGCGAACAGGCGGTCAACGCCGATCTCCTCTACGACCTTCGGGCCGAGCGTCCGGGCAATCTCTGCTGGCGGTATCCCGTCGAGGACCATCGCGAACGTCGGGATTCTCCGGGCCTCGCCGCGGAGGCGGTTGGCGGCGCGCTCGACGGCGCGCTCGATAGCCACTTCCGAGCCGGCAGAGATCCGCAGGGCGAGGACGCCGATGCCATAGGGTTCGACGCCGATGAACTGCCGGTAGTGAGCCGAGGCCGTGACCGCCGCGGGAGGCGGAGCGGCGCCGGGTGGCGCGCCAGGAGTGCCACCCGGCGTCCCCGCCGGAGTCCCAAGAGGAGACGGGAGGGCTGGACCGCCTCTCGTACCCGGAGCAGGCGTTACCCCGAGTGCCTCCTTCTGGGCTTCGAGCTTCTTGGCGAGCCCGGGATCGGGCAGCGTGACACCTTCCTCCGGGAAACCCGGCTGGACTTCCGGCCGGAGCAGGTTCGGGTCGTAGAACGGCATCACGTTCGCGTCCTGGGCCCGGATCGTCTCCCGGACGTTGAGCGCCTGGGCGAGCCGGACGCGCATCGCTACCTCGTCCGGACCCGGGAGGTCGTCGGTGGTGAACCCGAGCGAGCGCAGGTAGCTCTCGTCCGAGAGCGTCATCGAGGCGTGGGCCTCCGAGGCGTTCTTCGAACGGTCCGTGTGGGCAACGAGTCGAGAGGCGTCGTACCACACACGGCACTTGCGGATCTCCGGCGGGATCTCCGGCATCTCGCCGGTCTCCTCGTTGACGCCCAACCCAGCCGCTTCCATCATCGCGGGCCAGAGATAGCCGACCGTCAGCGCCTCGACCCACACGAGCAGCTTCGGCTCGATGTGCGTTCGGAAGAGGTCCTCCGTGATGACCCCAGCGTTGGCGAACGTCGTGTTGCCGGTGAAGTAGGTCTTGCCGTGACGCCGCGCCATCCATGTGCCGTTTGGCACGGTCGGGCACCAGATCGTCCCGGTGTAGCTGATCAGCCTCTTATGGACCCCAGGGACATCCGGATTGGTGATGTGCATCGGCTTGGGCGCCCGAGTCAGGACCTGGAAGCGATCGACGTCGGCGAAGCCGCCTGAGGTATGAGAGACGCGCTCCGTTACAGCCCGACCCGAGAGCAAGCATGCGATGCCGAACACCTCGCTGCGCCGCTTGTCGGTCTGGTGAAGTTGGAGCGCGCCGGCGCTGACTCGACAGCCGTCACCATCAACTGAGCGCTGGACGAACAGCTCGACCTGGGCCGCGGTCAGTGATCGCAGCCACCCGATCTGGATAACCTTCTCGGGCGCCACAGATCGGATCTGGTCGGCGAGAAGCTTGTTGAGATAGAAGCGCACCATCCCACGCTTGTCCACCGGAGTCTCGCGCCACGCCAGCCCAGTCTGGTCGGTGAACCCAGGGTGCTCCGATGAGCGGCGGACGGCACGGAGAGGAAGGCCGCTTCGGGCCTGGTAGCGATGAGCATTACAAAGGCCCTGACCGTGGACGGGCCAGCCACAGTCCGGGAATGAACACTTGGCATGGCCAAAGCCTCGCGAGGATCGGTGGAGACTGGCCGAAGCAGGCCCGGCAAGAGCCTGGAGTGAGCGACGGATCGAGGCAACATGCTCCGGGTTAGCGGCCTGGGACTGGTAGATCGTCGCTCCACCTGAGGCGTGGTCGGTACCTTCCGTCCAGTACCAAGCGACGAGCTCGACAAAGGCGTCGCTCCATTTCGGCTCACTTGGTGCATCGGCGTTCGGCGCCCCAGGGATGAGACAGCAGTTCGTGTTCAGGTCCTCTGACGGGCGCCACCGGCGCTCGCCGGCATCTGTGAGGATCGGCCACCGGTGGTCGACGGTCGAGAGCGAGTCATGCGATTGATGCCCGAGAGCGACCATCGGGTGGTTCGACACGGCGAAGGAACTAACGCGCTCGACGGCCTGCCACTCCGACAGTCCTGTGCCATGGTTGAGCGTCAACACCTCATCGCCGATGCAAAGAGCATCGTGCCTCAGCCAGCCGCGCTCGGTCAGGATCTCCGTGTCCTGGTCACAGCAGTTAAAGTGACCCAGGACGATCTCCGGCGGCAGGTCGATACCCTGGGCGAACCGCTCAACGGCCTCCCGGCGCTTCGCCATCGCGATCGCGGCGTCGGGACGGGCGAAGGAGACGTACTTGATCTTGTCGATGTACTCCGCCGGCCCGACGACCGACATCGGAACGACGCCGGCAGCGGAGTCCTTGTCCGTGATCGGCTTCATGGCCCAGTCGATGAAGTCCCTCGTGAACGGGTCGGATTCCTCCGAGCCAGGCTCGGACTGGTCGCCCTCCTCGTCCGTGTCGATATCGAAGTTCAGCTCCTCCGGCACGCAGATCAGGCCGTTGTTGATGAGCCGGGAAACCGTCTCGCCTCGGACCTCGCGGGTCAGGAGGACGAGCTCGTCGAGGATCGGGAGCAGACGCTTGAAGGAGGACTGAGCATGGCGGGAGAAGCGGGGATGCGGGACCCACACACGGACGATGTAGCTCTTGTCGTCGAGGCGTCTCGGGTAGAAGCCAGGGCCGTAGTAGCGGACCCATGTCACCTTGCTCGTCGAGCCACCGCCGCCGGAGATGGGGCGCAGCTCGTCCGTGCTCAGGAACTCCCAGGTGCCCGGGTTCGCGTCCTTCTCGTCGTTCAGGTACATGAAGCCCTCGCCCGCCAGAGCGAGATTCGTCCCTGCCGTAGCGTTGAAACCGGTGATCCCGCCGTGGCTGGGCCGGAGCGCCTTGATCAGATCGGAGACCTGGGTGAGGACCGGCGCCTCCGGAGCCTCGTCGTCGAACGTGGTGGCGACGGCGCCCTCGGCGTTCTCGATCCCGGGCACGAGGTCGATGCGCGAGAAGCAGTTCCCATAGAAGTCCGCTGTGTAGCCGGCCTCGCCGACGAGGTCGTAGAAGCCCCACGCCTCCTGTTGCCAGAGGCGGACGGCAGACGGAGGCGGGATGGCGTCCCGGTCCTGACGACCTTTCCCGAAGATGGCGGCCGCAGCCGTGATGCTCGCGGTCCCGTAGCGCCCGTTCGGCGTCTGCAACAGCGCCTTCTCAGCGAGGTCCGCCTGGGCGAGCATCGTCTTGTCGTCCGGGATATCGGCGAGGAACGTCCCGCGCTCGGTCAGCTCCGGGATCAGCTTCGAGCGGTCGAGCGCATTCGGGTAGCGCAGTAGCGCCTTGTTCGAGGTCCGGGAACGGACATGCCGCGCGGCGGGCTTCCGCCTGAACGGAGACTTCACTCAGACCACCTTCCCATCAGCCCAGCAGCGCCGGCGATCGCGGGCCAGCCGAGCCACAGAAGCCACCACCCGGTGACGAGACCCGAAGCGGCTAGTCCGACAACAAGGACCCCAGATGCCCAGACGCTCACGCACCACTCGCACGAGAGCAGCTCGCCGACTAGGCGCGGGGAGCGAACCACGACGAATGAGCGCGGCCTGTCGAGGATCGAGTCGACGACGACGAGGCGGGCGATCCGAAAGGCAGCGAGGGAAGCGATCAGGAGGCACAGGCACGAGGAACTCGTCATCGAACACCGGCATCACCCTTGGACGACGACGCCGCGTGCCCGGGCGCGGGTCTTCCGGGCCGGGTTGCCCTGATAGGTCGCTGAGCCGACGTTCCTTGTGCTCCCAGCGGGCTTCGCACGGACGGCTCGTGCCGCCTTGGCATGCATGTGCTTCGGCTTGTGAGGCCTCGCCAACTTCGGGAGCTTCGGAGGCGCGGGGAGCCCTGACTTGGTGGTCGCCATCGCGCTGAGCGTATCTCGCCGAGAAGGCGCTCGGTGGGAACTAGACCGAAAGTGCGGGAACCTGTCGCTCGCGCGCCGAGCTTCCCGTCCGGGCGTGGCGCTGCGGCCGGCGGATCCGGAGGTAGGTCATCCCCCAGACCATCGCGTCGAGCCGGTTCGGTGACCAGTTCGAGGCGTCCGGCTGGCCGGGCGGTATCCACGTGCAGAGCTGGCTTTCGAGGTCCGGGAGGCCGCCGACGATCCCGCACTTGTGCTGCTCCCAGATCGTCACGACGGGGCCTGCGCGCGCCGCCTTGCCCTCCCGGGCGTTGACCGGGATGATCCGGACGGATGCACCGCCGGGATGCTTCTCGCCGGTCAGAGGATCGACGCCCGGCGGGACGGACCGGATGATGTCCGTCGTCTCCTGCAGCGGCGGCAGGTTCCGCTCGGCGATGACGGCGAAGGCTTCCTCGCGCCAGTAGGCCTCGACGCAGATGCGGGCCCACTCCGAACGGCGTGCCTTCTTCGAGAGGTCGGCGATGGCATAGACCTTCCCGTTGGCCGCCGACCCGCAGACGACGATGCCGGCCTCGCCGCCCATCGACGGGTCGAGGGCGATGACCTTGCGGAGCATCCGCGGGACAGTGATCGCTCCCTCTTCATCCCGCTCGGACCAACGGCCGTCGTCGCACATGGCCGGCGTCCACAGCGCGCCCTCGACGGCCTCGATCAGCTCGGCGTGCAGCTCCTGACGACCGAGCGTCGTGCCCTCGTACATCGAGAGGATCTCCTCGCGGAAGGTCGGCGCGAGGTTGCCGAGGTTCCGGTAGGTCGAGAAGCGCACCCAGGTCACACGCGGGTGCGCGAGCAGGTACTTGATCAGGGCGACGGGCTTCGGGGTGCCGGTCACGATGCACTGCGGGTGCTTGCCGAGCCGGAGCGACAGCATCAAGTTCGACCAGGTTGTGTCCTTCGTCGGTTCGATGAACGAGTCCTTGAGCTCGGCCGGCTCGTCAACCCAGGCGTGGGACAGGTTCTTGCCTCGGATCGAGCCCGGCTTCTCGGAGGAGAAGCCTTTGAGCTGTGCCCCGTTGGAAAAGTGGAACTCCATCTGCGAGCGGTTCCAAGCGGTCGCCACGGAATAGCCACGGAGCGCGCTCGGTGGGAGGACGGAGAGGAGACCGGACTCGCCTTCGACCATGACGTCGCGGAAGTCGGCGATGGTCGGGGCGACGCCTCCGATGCGTGCCTTCGGTGTCAGCCGAGCCCACTCAGAGACCTGCTCAGCACCGGGTCGGGTCTTGCCACTGTTGTGATGCCAAAAACCTTCAGCTAAGTAGTTTCCTAAATCGGGCACCGTGAGGTCGTAGTAAGGGCCAAAACCCCGATATCGGATCGCTCGCACCCTCGTCCACGCAGTAGGCTCCAACCATGGCACCGAAGCGTCGACAGATTGATCTTGCTCGAGCGATCGCCTCCTACCGTCTGGGGGCGACACTGAATGAGATCGCTGCTGAAGAACAGACCTCACCGGCAACAGTAAAGCGTCGGCTCGAGGAGGCGAGAGAGACAATACGGGACCATCGAGGCTCCAAATCGGAGTCGACCCGGCTGCGGATAAGCCTCGCTCGCCGAGCTGCCATCCCAGAAGATCGTCTCCGTGAGCTTCACGCTCAGGGCACGACAACCCGAGAGATGGCAGCCCAGTTGCCACCCTGGTCAGAAGAGGCAGTTCGCCATGCTCAAAAGCGCCTTGGGCTGGCCCGACTACCTGGGAAAGCTCGCATGACGCATAACTACTTCTGGGCTGGAGGGTTGATAGTCGACAAAGGGGGCTACATCCTCCAGAAGGTGATCGGGCATCCCCAGGCATCAAAGAAGGGCTACATCCGCCAACATCGCCTCGTGATGGAAGCGCGGCTCGAGCGGATGCTTGGGCGCTCTGAGGTTGTCGACCATCGGAACAGGGACACATCAGATAACCGGTTCGAGAATCTTTGTCTCTACCCGTCCAACGCCGAGCACCTTCGGGCCACAGTGACAGGACGTCCGAATCTGCCGGCAGCGGAGCGGGAGCACCTGCGCCTAGAAGCTGTCCGACGCGGACGTGAACGCATCGCAGCCATCCTTGAGGAGAGAGGAACCGATGCTGGTCCGTTACCGTTACCCGATGGCCATCCTCTGTCTCGATCTCCCATAGGTCCGCCCAGCCCTTGAGGAAAGGCGCTCCGTCCGTGACGACCGGCACCGGTCCGCTCTCGGATAGTGCCAGCACTCTGATCTGCTTGCCAGATGCGGCGAGCTCGTCCACTCGAAAATACCCGCTCCCTGGCACATAGACGCGGGTCCAACCTGCAATACAACCGCGGCCGCCGAGGAGGAGCAGGATCGTCCACTGCCAGGTAGGCGGGAGCTGCTCGCGGCGCGGGACATGCCGGCCCTCCATGTCCCGACTGCCGAGTGTCTGAGCGATCCACCGGCCTCTGTGCTGAGCCCAGTCGTCGTCGTCCTGCAGGGCGAGCCGGGCAGCCTCATCGAGATCGGCCAGCTCGTCCGGCGAGTAACCATCGAGCCGTGGCCTCCACTCTGGCAAGGCGCTACCGCTTCGCTGTGGGCGTGAACCGTGTCGGCGGGCGGGCGAGCCCGATCGGCTGGGCGTCGACGTAAGCGGCGAGCACGCGCTGGACGATCCGGCGGAGCATCTCGGCGCGGGTGACGGCCCGGGAGCCGGCGAGCGCGTCGACCTGTTGGATCTCCTCGTCGGTAAGCCGGAGGCCAACGTTGCGGAGCGGCGTGCCGTCCTTCGGTGAGCGTGCCATCAGACCTTCTTGAAGAACGTCTGGACCTCACGAGGCTTTGTTGCAGGCACCGCCGAGAGCTGGCGACCTCCGGCACGAACGGCGAGGATGCCTCTGCGGATCGCCTCGGCCTCGGCTGGATCGGGAAGGGAGATCGATGAGGGTCCTATCTCTCGGCGGATCTTCTCGTCGACGGCGGCGGCAATGTACGAGTTCAGCGACAGCCGATGACCGTAGGCAGCCTCCCGCGCTGCCGCATGGAGCTCGGGCGGCAAGCGAAGGACGAGCTTGGCGTTCGTAGTATCACCCATGGCCGCTGATGATACTACTGATATCACGCTGGCGCATCGCCGTTACGCCCCACGCCCTCGACGAGGGCGGCCTCTGCCTGTTCCGCCACCGCGGCCGTGTCGACGGCATCGAGGCGTGCGAGCAGCGTCGCTACCTCGTCCTCGAAGGCAGAGCGACTCTGGACGCGCTCGTCCTGCACGTCGAGCTTGATCGGGGCATAGAGGCCTAGGAGCTTGCTGCGCTGGTCGGAGATGCGCCGGGCCTCGGCGACGCAAGCAAGACGGAAGCGGCGGACGTTCAGGTCGGTCGCCCCGCCTTCCGGCTCCGTGTTCCTGCTGACGTCCATCGCCGCAGTCCAGACGGCCTCCTGGAGCTTGGCGAGGCGGACCAGCTCTTCGGCTGCGTGCTTGTCATAGGCATCGATCCGGGCTCTCGCCCACTCCTGGCGGATGACCATCGAGTCATGCAGGGCCGTCTTGTAGTTGACGCCGATGGCCTGGGCTATCCGGGTGATCGGCGTACCGGCGATGAGCAGGTGTTCGACGCGCCGGCGACGGTCGTCTCGCAGTACCGGAGTCTCAGCTCTTGCCATAACCAACCGATCTCTTCACGTCCCGGAGAATACTCACTCGCCGGGCGCAGTGTTCGGTTTCCCTATCTGACCTGCGATGATGCCGAGATGTCGGGTGCAGCGAGCGATATGGGACCCATCTTCGCTGTCCGAAGGTCTCAACAGACCATGAGGAGGGGTGGTGGACTCATCGAAGAACAGCCCGATGCGTTCGCGGGCAAGGTCGGCATTTCGCGAGTCAATGTCGATCAGTACGGCGGCGCGGCCGAGTCGCGTAGCCACCTGGCCGGTTGTCCCACTTCCCGCGAAGGGGTCAAGGACGACGCCCGGGCGCCACTTGCCGAGCAAGCCCATCGACGGGTTGCGGTCGTCGGAGCAGTCGCAGTCGGTCCAGCCGAGGGTGGTGGTGGTGGTGCGACTTCCTGGCTTGTTGCTGTGGGCGCCACTTCCGTCCTTGATGCCACTTGACCATTTCTCGCCTTCTGTGTGCAGCACGCCGCTGTGATCTGTGTAGCCGTCGATTCTCACGATCCGCCGACTCGGCTCTCCGCAGGTCCGGCAGACCTTTTCTGGGCACATGCTGAGTACGATGGGGACCACGAGGGCCTCGGGCCATGTCGCGTAGTGCGAGCCTTTGTACGGCTGGGTTGGGATGACCCAGTAGTCGAGGAGGGGGGCACCGGCTGTCTCGGCTAGCTCGGGCAGCGAGTCCCAGTTGCCATCGCGGTCCGCTGACTTTCCCGAGCGCGGCAGCGATTCAACGCCCTTGGCTGCTCGAGCGTGGGTATTCGGACTGCGCTCACCGCGGACGGCATCGCCGTCGAACCACCGGTTCTGTGCCTTGGTCGCCACCGTCAGATAGCTTGTGGCTGGCCGGAACTTGTCGCCCAAGGCCCCTACGGGCGGGTTCGGGCGACACCACGCGACCACGTTGCGGATGCGCCACCGCTCGGTTTCGCGCTCGGGACGGAGCAGGTTGCGGCCGTAGGCGAGGGAGAAGGCGAACAGGGTGGGGATGCCACAGAGGGACTTGTCGAGGGGCCAGCCGGTCCCACCGCCGGTGCGCGTATTTGCTCCCGAGAAGGTCGTGTCTCTCATCCCGTCAGGGTTGCCGCGAGCGTCGTTGTAGTTTGCAAGCTTGCCTTGGCGCTTGCTCCCGACGAATACCTGACCCTTACGGCGATAGTTGGGCGGCTGGTCGTCCTGCTCGCCGCGTGCTCCGAGCCGAGCCCACCCGTAATCCCCCCCAGCCCCGCCGCTCCCGCTGAAGGTGTCCCCGAGCTCAAACACGAGGCTCCCGTGCGGCGCGAGCACCCGCGCGCACGCCTCCACCACGTCAAGCAGGGTGTCGAGGTAGTCGGCCGGTGTGGCCTCCGAGCCGATCTCTTTGCCTTTGTCCGGGTGGTCCGCTGGCAGGTAGGAGCG